TTATAGAACTTCTAAAGGCATCACAGCCTAAAGGCAGAGAAACATTCAAAAAAAGAATGAAAGAAGATGTAGAGCTTCGTCAGACATATGTTGATATCGCAAAAAAGAAAGCTGAGAAACTGAACGAGAGATATAAGAACGATGCCGACTACAAGGCAACGATGGATCAAAAATCCAAAGAAAACATAAAGGCGTTTAACGAGGAGCAAGCAAAAAACATTCCAGTTAAGTCTCCGTTGATATCACCAACTGGCGACATACATTCTAACATTCGTAGTTTGAGTGCATTTGCTAAGGAGCATAGTTTAGATTCAAGTGCTCTTTATAAGCTTTATTCTGGCAAGTTGAATGAAGTAAAAGGCTGGAGGCTATTTATAGCTTAGTACAAAGCAGGATTATCCATATGGCAAGATTATTCATCGGTCAACGTGAGGTAGAATTTATTAATGACATCACAAAGGAATTTATAAAAGATGTTGTTGGTCAAGTTATTCACTACTTTCCGATATCTTCTATTAAGAGCGACGTACATGCTGTGTATAACGAAGCACGTAAGAAGATTTTTGAAAACCCTATACGTATTCCGGCCTTGGTTGGTCAACCAGAATGGTCCAGCAAGACAACAAACTTCGGACCTGACATAGAAGCAAAAATCGAAGTACTCCTTCAATATCGTGACTTGCAGGACAAAAATATCGTTTTGAGCGAAGGTGACTTGTTTTCATATGACGACACGCTTTATGAGATTCTAACCTTTGTAAATGCTGGAAAGTATATCTTTGGCATGGCAGAGTACAGTACTTCTTGGAAGCTAACAGCCCGCTCTGCTCGTTTGTCTCAGGCAGAGGTTGCCAATCTTCCGTCTCCCAGAATGGCCCCAGATGACGTTCAAAAGGTTTTTGAGCAGCAACGTGGCTTGGCTATTACAAGCACTGGTGAAGCAACTGGAGATATTCGTGAGATGAGAGAACGCCTTGGTCATGTCATGGCTCCAATCGCTCTTGGCACTGGAGCTAAAAAGGTTGAGCCAAACGTAAACGAAGTTGGGGATACAATCGAAGGAGACAAGGCTAGCTCGTTTAACAACGACCCACTGCCTCCCAAAAAAGGTATTTACGACGACTGATATTGTTCTACTTATAAGGTATGACAACAAGATTAAACGTACCTTTTATTGAAGGCAAAGAACAGCTACCAACAGGGTACGATACACAAAACAATGACCCTTCTACGTTTTATATACCGTCATGCGGAATAGAAGATGTAGATGTTGCCATGCATACCCTGTTTGATCAAGAAATACCTTTCAGACCTCATCAGTACATTGGCATAGGTTCTCAAAAAGAAATCAACTTTAAAAAACCAAACGTAGTCTTTGCTTCGGGCGAGCGGTTTGCCCTTGCCAAACGGCTTAAGCCATTTCGTGATCGTAACGGCGTTCAAGTACTTCCAGCTATATCGATCCGTAGAACTGGCATCGAACAACAACACAACGATGTTTTTCAAGGAGAGTTAACCGTCAAGCGTCGTTTAGATGAATCCGATCGTGATTATCAAAACTTAATAAACAGATATATGTTGAAAAACGTTGCTGTGCCCCCAGATACGCTTAGGGACAGCAAGGGTGCTGACGCAAACCTTCCATCTATCAAAGAAGGTATGTTGCTTGACAACAAACCATCAAGCATAAGAGCAGGGCACATTTACGAGATCATTGCCATTCCGTTTCCCCAGTTCTATACATCAACTTATGAGGTTAGTTTCTGGACCAGCTATGTTCAAGAGATGAACTACATGTTGGAAACAATGATGTCCAGTCAGATAGCTCCCGGCAAAGGTTTTTATTTAAAGACTGAAAAGGGTTATTGGTTTTCTGCTAACGTAGACACGGCTCTTACTTCGCAGGATAACTTTGAAGACATAAGTGACGCTGAGAGATTGGTTAAGTATAGTTTCAACATTACGGTTAGAGGTTATATTCTAGCTCCACAAGGGCCAGGACAACGTGTTCCTTTCAAGCGTTACTTGTCATCGGTTAACGTATCGTTTGAAACCTTTGCCGAGCAAGGTGATGCTTTCGAGCAAACTGGGATAGATCAGTACAACGAAACAAAGTCTGAACCAACTACGGATAACCGCTTTATTCTCTCTGATTTAGAGCAGAATCCTGTTACAAAACAAAAACCTACATCACAGGAGAAGATTGTGTTCCAAAGAGAATACAGGGACTTTACAGGGCAGACACGCACCAAGTACGTCAAGCAGATGGCCAACAACCAAAAAAAGGGTGAAACAACATATACTGCTTCGGATCAAGAGATGCTTATGCAGTTTTTTGCAGACAAGAAGTAGACTATCCCTCAAAAACAACCTAAGTATGGCAATCAGAAAATCTCTCTCTATTTATGCCGTAGACCTTACAGCCTGTAAAGCGAGGAAAATAACATGCCAGAAACAGTACTTAAAGCCCCAAACTATTTTGATCGTGAGTTTGATCTAACCGAGAGAACAATCCCTGTTGGTGGAGTTCCAGCAACCATTATTGGCGCAGCAGACAGAGGCCCAGCCTTTGTTCCACTCAGCGTTGGTAGCTACACAGATTTCCAAAACCGCTTTGGTTCACTTGATCCACATCTTGTTGGGCCATATGCGCTTCAAAAGTATTTTGAGTCAAAGGGCTCAGAACTAGCATCGTGTAACTATATTCGTGTTCTTGGATGTGGTGCCAACACAAGCGCAGCCAATATCTCTGATACAGAGTCATATGGTATTGTAAACAACGCCGGTATGAAAGTAAGCGGCAGTGGTTATCCAGTAACCAATGTTCTTTCTGGTGCCTTGTCTGGACGAGTTCAGTTTCTTGTTGCTAACCACTCTCTTCCAACTAACGAAGCCTTTGGCTATCCAATGTTCTCAGAGAACACCAGCTATCCATTAGCTAGCAGTGATACTGTAAATCTTGTTCGTGCAGTTCTGTTCACAACTCCAGACGCACGTTTCTTGGTGGCTAGCGGGTCCACTGGTGTCACCTATGACCCAGCACTCGTCATTGCCGGAACAAACAACTTCGAAGCCGCACAGGCAGGCGTAGACGGTTCTCTGCAAGGTCAGTTTAAACTTATCTTGTCATCTTCCGTAAGCACCTTTGCAAAAGATGACAACCTGTTTGGCATCAAAGTTTATTCGGCTTCACTTGATCCAAGCTCCGATCAATATATCGGCAAGATCCTTAACACCAACCCAGAAAACTTTGAAGAGAAAAAACACGTACTATATCTACACTACCCAGTAGATGCAGAAGTTGCTGCACTAGCAACAAGCAACACTGTACCAACCGTTGCTGTTCTCTCTGGTTCATCAAACGTGGCAGCTGGGCCATATACTTTCGGTGATGCGTTCGGCATGTATAACACACGTTATGCAGCACCAAAAACACCATACTTCATTTCACAGCCATTCGGTGATATCGAGTACGATCTTTTCTATGTTGAGTCACTAGATGATGGTGATTATGCAAACAACAAATACAAGCTAAGCATTCTTAACCTTGCCGCACCAACAAACCCATCAGCCAAATATGGGACGTTTACCCTGCAAGTAAGAGCGTTTGGTGATAGCGACATCGAACCACAAGTTCTTGAGTCGTTTAACAATCTATCACTTGATCCAGAAGATTCAAACTATATTGTCAAAGTTATTGGCGATAAGAAAACACGCTTTGACTTTGACCAACTAAACGAGATCGATCGTGGTCTTGCTATCTCTGGCAAGTATGGTGTTCGCTCGAAGTATATTCGTGTTATCCCAAGTCCTCAGTTGGACGCAGGTGAAGTTCCTGATAAGGCAATGCCATTTGGTTTCCGTGGCCATCAGATGTTGCTTACAAACACAGCACTTAGAGATCAAGTAAACCTAACAGCACTCAACCAAACACGCATCACTGGTGTATCCTCCAGTGCAACTGGCGGCGGCGCACTGCTATCAGGTTCGCTTGTTCCACCAGTTCCATTCCGTTTCACCGTAACAAGAAACAATCTAGCTACTTCAGGTGCTCCAGGTAATCCCGGCGATCAAACAACAACAGATGCACGGCTATTCTGGGGTGTCAAGTTTGAGCGTAACGACAATGAAGTTCTAAACGTGAACGTGAACTCTTCTATCAACCCAATCATTGAAAACTTTGCCAAGTTCTCGGGTATCGAAAAACTAGGTGCTCTAACAACTGGTTCAGCTTCGGATACTCTTAACCTGAACAAGTTTACACTTGCCAAGGTGGCTCTTTCGAATCAAATTGTTGGCACCGTAACTGGCGATCTTACTTCATCAGTAGCTCTCCATATGCGTGAAGCAGCTTACTTGCGTGATGCTACTCTTAACCCAGTAACATACGTTGCAAACAACTACGGAAATCGTATGACCTTTGCTACCTTATTAAACGTAGGCGACTCAATCACCTTTAACAACTTCTCACGTTTTGCGAAGTTTACAACGTTCATGCAAGGTGGCTGGAACGGTACAAACATCTTTGACAAAGAAGCTTCAAGATTCTCAGATCGTTCTACTTCGAATAAACTAGCTGGAGCTTCTACATATGGCCTTGCAGCTTCGGGTTATGTTAGCCCCGGTGCAAACGGAGTAAACTACACTGGTGTTGATGCTGCTAACAGCAACGTCATTGCTTACCGTACAGCTGTTGAAATCGCAACCAACCCAAGCATTGCCAACAACAACATCTTGGCACTCCCCGGTCAGCGTGATCCACTTGTAACAGACTACGTTCTAGAAAAGAACTTGGCGTTTGGTTTGTCCTTCTACCTGATGGACATCGAACCATTCGATCAAAACGGCACTGCTTCTGGACGTATCTTTGATGGCGAAACAGGTCGCTATCCTTCCATCATCCAAACCTCGAATGCCTTCATAGCAAGAGCAGTCGATAACAATGCAGCAGCCGCATACTTCCCCAATGTTGTTATCGATGACACAGTGAACTCTCGCCGTGTTACCGTTCCAGCATCGGTTGCAGCGGTTTCTGCTTTAAGCTACACAGATCGTGTTAAGTTCCCATGGTTCGCCCCAGCAGGGTTTGATCGTGGTTCCCTTAGCTTTGTACGTTTGACTTCTGTCAGAGTAAACCAAACAGACCGCAACACTCTCTATGATGCTAACATCAACCCAATTGTGAAGTTCCCAGGTGAGAACTATGTGTTTTTCTCACAGAACACACTACAACAAGCAACAAGCGCACTAGAGAGCATTAACGTCAAACGCATGATTCTTGAAATCAAGCGCCAGATCGTTGAGATTGGCAACCGTATTCTATTCGAACAAAACACTCCAGCACTACGTACACGCTTTATCAGCGAAGCTTCTGTTGTGCTAGCCAGCGTTCAACTACGTCAAGGTATTGAAAAGTTCATTGTTATCTGTGATAACCGAAACAACACATCAGAAGATGTAAATACCAACCGCATGAACGCACAAATCAGAGTGCTCCCAACCCGTGCTATCGAATACATCGAAATGGACTTTGTTGTTCTTCCGTCAGGTGTTCAACTTTAAGCAAAACGGTACATTTGCAACATACTTATTCCATAGAGGCTACACTATGGAATTTAAATACGAAGGTAAATCTGCATTAGCAGGAATATACAAAATCACAAATAAGATAAACGGTAGAATATATGTTGGCTCTGCTAAGACGTTTAGAGCACGCTGGGGCCAACATATCTACTCTCTTCGTAATCAAAAACATCAAAACAAGTTTCTTCAAGCAGATTTCAATAAATCTGGTGAGG